CAAAATTCATTTTTATTCATAATTTACAATTTTAAAGGGAGGCATAAATCAATATACCTCCCTGAAGCCGCATAAGGTAGCGAATCGTCTGCGCCTATAATTTGAACCCGATTAGTGAAAAACCTGCCGCTACGAGCGATAATTTGGGAGGAAGTTTTACCTCTATCTCTTTGCCAGCACATTCTTTGCTTGTTTCCTTAATCTTATCCCAAATGATTTGAGCCAACTGGACATATTCACGCCACGTGAATTTAATTTTGTTGTTTTCTAAATGGACTGAAATATCTTGTGTCAATTCCGCAAAATTGAAACTATAACAAGCCACATCGCCCAATGGTGACTTTATTGTGTCTGCGCTTTTTAAAGCTTCTTTTAAATTAGTCTGCATATTATTTATTTTAACGATTAAAAAAACGAGTAATTAAAACGCCAAGATTTACGCCTGTAATACGTTTTATATTTTCTGAAATAGAATAAAGCTCCACCGTCGCAATTAAAAACGCTGCCATGTAAGTAATGTTGAACGGAAGGCTAAAAGTATTTCTTGCACCTTCGAAAATAAGAATGGCACAAAAATAAACTATTATTTTTTCTATTGTCCTGTAAAGTCCACGGCTATTTATCTTTTGCCCCTCCTTCTTTGCCGCAATGATTCCCGTTGCCATGTCCGCAAAAACAACAAAAACCGTAAATATTAAAAATCCCTTTATAGGAACGAAGAATGAAAATATCCATCCGCAACAAATGGCATACGTTATTTTTTCCCATCCAAGGTGCAAAAGGTTTATTAAGGTTGCTTTCATTATTCAAGTTTTATTAGCCTAACATCACCGTCCACGGTTGCAAATTTGCCATCAGCGTATTTATACAAGTCGTATTTAATACCGTTAAAGGTAAAGGATATTTGATTGGTAAATGTGGCTAAAAGCAAGTTGGTTGAAATCGTGTACACTTTGCCGTTATCAGGATTAAAAATTAAACGCTTATTGTTGTTTAACTCAATAACTCCATCAATAATTTCACCGTTAAAATTTAACCTCCAGTCTCCAAGAAACTTTGCCGTGTCTCTTTGAGCCGTTGTAAAATACACAGGCTTGCCGCTTATTTGAACGTGCAAATCATTGTAATAATTAATCCTTTGCACCGCTTTGCCCTTTGTGATAATAGGCTTTGCATGAATAGCTAACGTGTTACTTTGCCTTTCAGCGTCGGTAACAAGGCTTTGAATGGCAGTTGCACTATCGCCCAATATTTGCTTTGAGCCTGTCACGGTTGAATCAGACAAAGTCGTTTGCTGAATGATGTAATAGATGTTTCCTTGCTTTTGAATGTAAACAGTGTCTTTTACAACGTCTTGGGCAAAAGAAAACAAGGGAAGGAATAAAAATAAGTATCTCATTTTATTTATTTTCGAGGTTAATAATTCTTTGTTCAAGGGCTTTGATAAGGGCTTGTTGCTCTTGTATGGCTTTAACTAAAATAGGTATAAATTTTTCAGTCATTAAACCAAGCGCGCTATCGTCTTTATCTTCATCTAATTTTTTTACAACTGCTTTGGCAAATAATTCTGTTGATAATGCTCCTTCGACATCTTGAGCAATAAAACCAATTTCATCAAATTCACTAAAATTATTTTCTGTTGTTGTTATAAAATTAAATTTAACTGGTTTTAATTTATTTATAATTTCTAATCCTTTATCCAAAGGTTTTATGTTTTCTTTAAATCTTATATCAGAGGTTGCAATAGTTGCATTAGTAGCAAATATTTGAGAATTTACTTGTAATAAATAAGCGCCATTATCTGTTGTGCCATAACCAATATTTACTTCACCATTGTTTAAAATACGAAATGCCTCTGTTCTTGTCGCATTTAAAGTAGGTGCAAAAATAAAACCTCCATCTTCTGAACCAGCAGTGTTGTCAATTATATATGAACCAAAATAACTATATTCGGCAGCAGCACTACTACTATTGTTAAAAGAAAATTGAAATCCATTACCATTATTTAGTGTACTTGTATTTCTAAAAAACCTCGTACCTCCATAAGTTAAAGTATTTGCCGTTGATGTAGTGTTAAACAATATTGGAAAAGCACCTTTTACTGTTAATTTAAAAGCCGATAATGAGGTTTCACCAATTCCTAATAAAGTATTTGAATTATCCCAATGTAAATCTGTTGGCGTTAAAACTCCGCTTGTACCATTACCAACCATTAATTTATTTGCCGTTAATGTAGATGTATTTGTTCCCCCATTTGCAACAGGCAAAACACCTGTTAATCCTGATGAAATAGAACCAACGCCTGCCATGCTCCAAACATTTGTAGCACGGTTGTAATTGTAAAACCTATGATTTACCGTATCAAGAATGATGTACGCGCTTGTATCACTTGAAGGAGTAATGATACCCGTGTCCGCAAGTACACCCCGATATATAAGCCCGTCGGCAGTACTCTGTTCACCAAGCGTTATCTTTTGATTGCCATTGCTCGGGTATTGTGCCCATGCAAGGCAAGGCAAAAGGAAGAGGAAGAGGGAAAGGAGTTGTTTCATGTTTTTGTTTTTTTAGTTAATTACCAGCCATTTTTATCCAATTACTTCCATCACTTACAACTGTAGTAAATTTACCTCCACCAGACACCAATAATACAGATGACAAGGTAGAGCTATTTAAAGGTTCAACATTTGAAGCATTTGAATTAACTGCGCCAGTGCCAATGTTTTTAATAGTAATTGATTTATTTGTATTTAAACTCGCTGTAGGTAATGTGACTGTTATTGTAGAATTATTGTTAAGTTTTAAGTATATAACACTGTATGAAGTTAAATCTTCAACAAACGATACACTTGTTCCAGTTCTTGATATATACAAACTTGCATTAGCACTTGCAGTTACCCCAATAGCCGTTCTAAAATCCGCTGCGCTTAAAGCAGTTACAGTGTTATCTGCGTTAAATCTTGGAAAGGTAATGGCTGAAGGATTAGTAAGCATAAACATATTTTGTCCTAAAGTTGTGCCGCCTAAATCAATTCTAATTCCTTCAGCAGTTCTTTGGCTAACAGTGTTATTTGCATTGTATCTAATAAAGGATACTTGGTCTATGTCAGGCAAGGTAAAAACATTGGAACCTCTTACCGTTGCGCCTAATGCCGTTCTTGCGGTTGAGGCAGAGTTTGCACCCGTGCCACCATTTGTTATGGCTAATATTCCCCCTAATGTAACTACTCCAGTTGATGCCGTATTTGGTGTAAATCCTGTTGTTCCTGCGCTAAATGAAGTAACCGATGAACCTATTGTTTGAGTAGATAATAATCCTGTTGAACTTGCAACTACCATTCTTGTACCTGTACCTGCAAGTGATGTAAATTCATTGAAATTATAATCATTAATTAATTTAGCGTTAGGAACGGTTATTCCATCCCATCTTAATAATGATTGCCCAATATAATAACTACTAGAAAAAATTGGTAAATATGAACTTGAGCCAACGCCTGAAATATTTCCTGCCCCAATAGCCGTTCTGGTATTATCTGCGTTTAAAAGAGTTATTGTTTTATCTGCGTTAACTTTTATAAATTTATCACTTACACTATTATCAGCTACTAACAATGCCTTACCAAGTGTTGTAACTCCTAAATTAGTCAAAGCCCCGTCAGCCGTCGTTGCCCCTGTACCACCATTTAACAAAGGTAAAGCCGTACCACTATATGTAAGGGCTAAAGTACCACTTGTTGTAACAGGAGAGCCACCTACGTTAAATATAGAAGGTGCGGTTAAACCTACACTTGTAACGGTACCAGTTCCTCCACCTCCTCCGCTGTATTGTGGAATATTTAAAGTACTACCTATTAATGTAGCTGCTCCACTTGTTCCAGTTGTGGTTAATGTGATATTATTTTGCTTTGCCGCAAATCTTGAACTAAGATTTAATAAAGATGTATCAGTATCGCGAAAATACGGAGATAGCATTGTTGACGTATCAGATATATTAACTTTATTATTAAAAGTATTCCAATCAGTTGAAGTTAAAAAACCATTTACGGAGGTTGTTGCCTGTGTTATAGATAAAGTCCTATTTGCCGTTAAATTACCTCCTCCTTGTAATGGCGGTGTTGTCGCTATGGTTATAGTGCTATTTGCTGGGGTAAATCCTAAAGCGGCTTGTTTGTTATTAAATGTAGTCCAATCGGTTGAAGTTAAATATCCATTTCTTGCGCTTGTAGCACTTAATAATTCTATTGTTGGAGTAGTTGTGTTATTATCTATTGAAATTGGATTACCTGCCGTTGTTGAAGCATTTATTGTAGTCACAGTACCTGCGCCAATAGCACTCCGAAAGTTGGCAGCCGTTAAAGCTGAAACACTATTGTCAGCGTTAAACCTCGGAAAAGTTATTGCCGAAGGATTTGTTAAAGTAAACATTGATTGCCCAATGGTCGTACCTCCTAAACTTGTGCGTCCCGTAGATGCTACTAAATCAGTGCTACCTCCGTCCCATTTTAGTCTATCAGTAAATGCGGCATTCCAATTACTCGAATTATTTGGAATAGATGATGCCCACGTTGAACCTGTTGACAATGCTATACCTGCATCTGGATAAACAGGATTTGGAAACACGCCTGTATTTATTGAACCAATACCGCTTACGGTTGCGACGGTGTAATTTGCACCTACTTTAAACGAGGTAGAAACAATAGTAATTTTATTTGTGTCCGTTAAATTATATTGGTCATTGTTTAATAGTTGCCCGTTCCTAAACACCAAAATATATGCTTTTAATTGAATAGGGAATTTAGGCGTAATTGTCCACGTCAAAACACTTGATAAGGCTGGTTGATATTCTTGTTTTAAAATCTTTATAGTATCATTTCCGATAGCTACATTAATCGAATCTTGTAACCTTGCATAAATTGTGGCTGTGTCTAAACGCAAAGTACCCGTCGTTGTTATTGTACCACCGAGTAAACCAAAACCGCTTGCAACACTTGTCACCGTGCCCGTTCCTTTTGTATCTATTCTATTTGATAATGATATAGTATCAGATGGATTTAATTTTGATGCAAATCTTGTAGTAAGGTTTAATAAACTTGTATCTGTTAACTCCATTAATACAGATAAATCAGCCGACACCGTGCCCGTGGTTGTTATTGGGTCAGGTGATACAAGTATTCCTGTACCGCCTGAAATTGTGGTA